CGAGTCGGGATCACCGTCGGAGTTTGGCCGAACTTCTCGATGTTCAGCATGGGTTGCGCGCGAGCCAGGAACTTGGCTACTGAGTAGGCGGCCATTCTTGGTGTCAAATCACCATACGTATTTGCTACTGCCATGATATTCTCCTATTAAATCAAATGGTTACACGAAGATTCAGTGCATTCAGAAACCATCTTTTTCTGGTCTGGAGCAGTGACGTTTTTAAACATTACGAAACGATCTCAAATCCGATCTGCAGCGCCCCGGACAACGCATTCGCGCTGTGTGCGTTGGACACCACGATATCAAATGTGCCTGCAGTGCGATTGTCCACAGATACCACCGGGATGCCGTTGGTAGTAAACACTCCGACGTAGTCGATCACGTAGGCACGGACGTTACTCGCAGCAGCCGCCTTGCTGTTTGTAACCGTGAACGCAGCACTCACACCAGCCGCGGCCGATTGCGAGAACGTAGTCACAATGCCCTTGGTTGTATTCAGCGTCACACCGGTAACAGCGCTGGTGCCTTGAGTTACCAGATTACCGGCCTTAACACTGCTCTCGCGGTCATACATCCATTTGGTAGCCGAGTCTGCCGTAAACACGACAGTCAGGCCTTGGCCGAGTCTGTACGCTGCGTTCACTGCCAGATCACCGAGCGAACTGCCCGCAACAGGGAAGATGTCCATCGCGGTAGCGCCACTGTTCAAGATCGTGCAAGTTTTGCCGAGAGCCGCTACAGGCAGTTTCACCGAGTCGCCAATGGTCGTGCAGGTTGTAATTTCGTTGAACTCGCCGGTAAGCGCGGTGGCATTAGCCTGGCCGCCGGTGGCGAACGCGGTGATCGTGGTCACACCGAAATAGGTGTTGATGGCAGTGAACACAGTTCCCGCAGCGGTGGGAACCGTCACGTCGATGATGTCTGCCATCGCGCCAAGAATCTTCTTCATCAGAATATCGATGTTTGCTGCGGTGAAAAATGTGCGATCCATTGCCATGATGTTCTCCTAAAGTTATCTGCGAGTGTTCTGTTTGTCTTCGCTCGCGGCGTATTTTGCGAACGCGCCGTCAAAGTCATCGTCGCTATCACCAGACTCCTGCTCAGTACGTCCGGTTTTAACCACGGCAAGCTTCGCGGCTGCTTTGGTTGCTGCTGCGGGCAGAGCCGGAGCCGCTGGCTTGGCGGGCGCTGCTGAGGTTGTAGAGGTGGCAGCACCAGCAGCGGGGGACGCTGAGGGAGTAGGTGCTGCCGGGGAAGCGTAATTGGTTTCTTTCTTGAAGCGGTTAAGCAAGTCAGCCACTTCTTCCGGACTGCCGCCGTCAGTGACTTGTTTGTACGCGGCCTTGATGTAGGCAGGCTGGCTATCAACCCATGCCAAGGCTTTATCGCGAACGTCGTCGTAGTCCGGGACCAGCTTGGTGATCTCGGAATACTGGGTGCGCGGGGCTTGGGTCGAGACGAAATCTTGCAGCGGCGCCAACTCGGCACGCACTTGCTGGAAGATGTACCCAACCAGATCCTTGTACTCGGCACGGCGCGTCAGCGCCTCAGCCTTGGACACGTCCGGCCAGTCTTCCTGGTATCTGGTCAGTACCGCCTGCTCGTCCGCTGTGTAGAGTGGCATTTCTTCCACCACCTTGGCGGGGGCTGCTCTTGCAGCCTCGGCAGCGGCCTCGCGCGCAGCACGTTCAGCGGCTAGGTTACTCTTGAGCTGGTCAATCTCTGACTGCCAATCCGGAGCACCGGCAGCTTTTGCAGCGGCTTCCTCAGCGGCGATTTCTTCGGGTGTTTTGACAGCCGGTGCGGCTACAACCTTGGCGGCTTCAGCAGCGGCTATTTCTTCAGGTGTCTTGACAGCCGGAGTAGCAGCGGCAGCTTCAGCAGCGAGTTCTTCTGGTGTCTTTACGACGGGGGCAGCAGCCCCTTCTTCGGGAGAGAATTCGGCGAACGCGGCGGTAAAATCAGCGTCTTCTTGTTCCGGCGTTTGTGTAATTGGTTCCATGAGTTAGCCTTATATCAATAGGTTATGTAACGGTCAAGAGGGTAAAACATCTTTCTCTTCGATCAGGCTCAAGAGCTTGTCAGTGGCGTTCACCAGCGCACGCTGCTCAACCATCTCACTGGGCAGGCATTGCAGCAGCGTTTTCAGCTGGCGCAGGCGCTGGTCCTCCAAGAGTTTCTTGAGCGCCTTCAAGCCCGGCTCCGTCCGGTTGTTGTATACCACTTCCCGGAGCCTGCGCTCCTCCGCCTTGCGGTCCACTTGTTCCATCATTACCTCCTGGTTGTGTTGCGGCTATCGCCCTCAGCGCCGATTCAATCGGCAGACCTTTTTCCATCGCGTCCAATATCACCTTGGCCACCGTCGCGTCTGCCGCCGACGAATTCTTGCTGCCCTGTGTCACGGCTTTCAGAGACTCCGCCAATTGCAAGCGGATAGCCGCTTCACGTTCTTTCTGGACCATCGCCTGTTCAGCCTGCTGCTGTTGACTGCGCGAGGCATCCACGGCGTCACACTCGGAGTCGTTCATCACCACGTCATCCACGATCAGATCCCGCACACGGGCGCGGGCACGCACCAACTCACGGAATTTGACGTATGGTTTCTCATCCTCGTGCAGCGTATTTACAAAATTATCCAGCTGGATGCCTAGCACTTCCTTGGCGATTAGGCTGGTAGCCCCGCGCGCCAGTGGCTTGAAGTCACCGCTGATCTCTGGGTTCGGATTGAAATTCTTGTTGAACACGATGAGCGACCCGATCACCGACTCGGTAAACCTGTCGAAGTTGCGCACCACATCCTTGAACGGTAGCGCCGCGTTGCCCTGTATCATCGATGCGCCGGCAGCAGTGCGGAACGGCTCAGACGGCCCCCGCTGCATATCCCCGCCGGTGGATGGGTTTACGAATGTTTCCTGATCGGCGAACCCTTGAAACATGTCCACCATGCCTTTCAGCTCGGTGACGTGCATCGGTAATTCAATAACCTTCAGCGCCGGTATCTGCGCCGACGCGATGCTCTCATCCTCGCGGTAGATAATCTTGTCCGGGGTGATCGAAGTCGTGTCCTGATTCGGACTCAGCACGGACGTATTCAACTCAAACACGCGCTGGATTGCCCCGTTGTCGATCATCATCCGCACCGATGCGGCCAGGTTCATCTGGCTGTCACGCATGATATTGGGCAAACCCTGGCCGACGATTGTGGACTCGTCCTCCTCGAACACGAACTGGTGATACACAGGCATCTCACCATCGGTCTCTAACTCGCTCCACGGATCTAAGTCAGCCTTGATCACGATACCGCTCAGGTCGAACCACACACTCGCGCGTAGGTCTTGGTCCATCTTGGCTTCAGGTACATCCACCCCGGCCAGCGACAAGTCGCGACCAGACACATACCCCTCCCATGACATCACCTCGAACTTGTTGCGCTCGATGTCTGTAACTTGTTCCTGTATGCCCATGGTGCGCAGCTCGGTCTCGAACGCCTTACGCACGTAGTTGCCGTTGGGGTTGGTCTGGATGATCTGATCGATCTGCGACGGGAAATAATCCAACCGCTGCTTCAACATCATAAAGTGGTGTTTGGACATCACATGGCGCTCGAACTGCCCTTCCATCTGGTGCAGGTAGCGCGCGGACATGTCAGGGTAATAGTCCCATATCGGAACGAAATCGAAGCGGGGTCGGTATGCTGTAAACGGCACCGCCATGTAGCGACCGCTGATATCTTTCTGCCACTTGCGCTGGGTTTGTTTCTCGGTGAACGGCCCCTTGAGCACGCCCATCCCATACTTGATACCGCTCTGCAATACCTTGCGACACAACTGGGTGAAGCTCACGGACCGGCTACCGCCCAATTCCTGCAACTGGTCTTCCACTTCCAACTCCAGCCGCGCGGCGCGGATCTTGGCGAAGTCCCGTACCGCCTGTTCAATCGCTTCATCTGGCAAGTCCCCGCCTTGGGCAGCGTCCAGAAGTTTATCCAGCACGCTCTGCAAGTCTTCCTGATTCAAGTCAGGCACCGCAGTCGGTTCGATTCCCCAGCACTTGTCATCGGCCTGGAACAGCAAGTTCATCAGGCGGGACAGCATGGACACAACTTTTACCCGTGTAAGTTTCGGGTACGCTCTGGAGCGGTTCGGGTCGAGTATCTTCTCCACTTCCTGATCATACTGGCCGAGGTACTGACGCTCGTTGCGTGCCCACTTGAGTTCAGCTAATTTGCGATCCGCCTCGTAACGCTTGAACTTGGAGAGAAGCTGGGTGCCCAGTCCTTTGAGCGCTTCAGGGTTTACCTGTCGCTGATCGATCATCGCCTTGGCTTCTACCATCGCATTACCGGCTATCTGGTCCATTTCTTATCCTTGCTTTGATTGGATGCTGCCTTGGTTCTGGCCATTATCTAGTACCAAAATTATAAATCGACCACATCACCACCAGCCCGACCATCGCCAGGATAGCTATTACCTTGATGGCTTTATCTGCGTTGTGCATTGGTTAATACGTACTATTGAATCCAGCTAGCGAAACATACTGCAAGGCATAAATAGTGGCATCACTGTTCAGAGTCGCCAAGGTATTCATTGCGCTCGTAATATCATTCTGAAATGTATTGCTGGTGGTGTTATTTGACATCTTGGTTGTTGGCGCTGTTAGCATATCACCATACCAGTCGATAGCTCCACCATACCCAAATATGCGCCCAAGAAGCACAGGTGTTCCGTTGATACCACAGAACACAGGGCTACCACTATCGCCACTCGTTCCTATTACTTTATATGTTGGGTCTGTTTTGCAGAACGGAGCCTCTAGTGCATCTACTGGCGGATTCACCAACCCACTGAACGTATTGAACCCTAACCCTGTGGCACTTACTGGTTCTATCCAGTTCCCACTTCCATTGTACGTATTTGACAGCTTGCAGAAGCAGGGCATACCACTTAAGGGGTAGTTTGTTGTGTGAGGCGGCAGGTATTTTGCCCAAGTCACAGGCAGGAAGCTAGCCAGTGTTCCAGCATAAGGTGTTGCTGAGTATCCTATAACTACGTCTCTCCCAACAAAACAGGTTGTTCCACTCACAGGATTTTGTCCGTGGTATGCGCCGATACCACTTATCCAATGGTGAGGTGATATCCAAGCTTGCGCTTGCTGATTCGTATTATTGTTGGCGACTATAGTTGCATCAAATGGTGTCCACCCACTTACGGTCAGTCCGGTGAGTAAAGTCGCAGTCTGTGCTGCATAGCTGGTGTACTGTTGATTAATGGCGTTGCTTCCTGGATTGCTTCCAAGAGCATTAACAGCAGTCAACAGCGAGTGCATCTGATCGTACAGGTACTTTATAAGACTACCGGTGTCATAAGAACTTATACCTATTACCGCGCTACTGGATAACGATGCCATTATCTGTTGGTAGTTTTGCGACCCCACTGATGGTAACGATGCGGTGATGTCGGCTGTTCCAGGTGTCAGCAAAGTTGCACTACCATCTGCAGCTAAACTAATCACGCTCGGGCTATTATTCGTTAGCGTCACGCCTATCTGCGTGGTATTGGCCTTAAAGTTGTTGGCGATGATTGCTCCAGCGGCAACGGTATAGACAATATCTTTATCTGAATACGTTCCTCCAGAACCACCTACCACGTTGGGGTTCTGAACGATGTTCATCAGGATGTTCTTACCCGCGGGGGTTCCGCTGATGAAGTGCACGTTGTCAGGATTGATTATCATTATATACCCACGAAGCTGTAGTGAACATTTGCGACGGCTGACAACGCGTGTACCCCCGTAACCGCCGTATTTCCAATGGTGAGAGACAGTATTGGGAAGGAGGCATTGGTATTATCAACCCCGAACACAATACCCGTTGCGGGGGTGAAGTATGTAGCGGTGATGTTGTTCACATCAGTCCCAACTGTCGCACCGCTGGCTGCTGAGAGCATCGTTAGAGCGCCTGCCGCACTGACTGAGTACATCACCTGCCGCTGGCCAACAAATACCGTCGCACCAACCGCAGTGGTGTCTCTCACGGCTATGTCGAAGGTAGCAATAAGGATGCCCTTAACTGGTGCGATTAATGCAAGTTGATTGCTCGTTCCGTTCAGCGGAGCCGGCCATGCGGCACTGTTTACTGGCAGTCCGTTTGTCGCGTCCAATGCGATAGGTGCTGACACTGCCTGCGCTGTGAACGTAGAGTAGTGGTCGTGAAAATATCCATCTAGGTAAACGTTCCAACCAATCGCGGCACCCTGCGTTGGAGCGGGAACTAAGATGTATTTGTTAGTCGTAGTGGTCGTGACGTATTGCACTGCCGATATTGCAGACTCACCAAATACGTTAGTCAGTGTCACCTGAATAGTGTGCGATCCGACATTCAGTGTACCGCCAGCCGCAGCATATGCTGTAGTGATGGCAGGAGTCGCCAGTGGTGCGATTGCGGCGGAACCATCGAAGGTAAGCTTATATGTATTACCCGCTGCGGTCGTGGTGATACCTCTAATTGAATTACTGCCGACAGTGTTAACTGTTATGTTACTACCATTGCCATATACAAAATCGCCGTTGAATATCTCGCCATTGACGTTGTTATTACCAATGACGAATCCGTTACTGGTTATCGCCAAACTTAAATTACCGATGACGCCAGCACCCACAGCAAATGCTCCATTACCATTACCGATATTTAAAGTGCTAATCAGGTTTGCCGTGTTTGCTGATGCGGGGGCTGAAAATATTCCGATTGAGGCTGTTCCCAGACTGTACGCTAAAGTTGGTACGCTATTTAATTGCACAGTAGACCCATTTGAAATAGGAGCCGCCAATCCAAGCTGCGTCAGCGCAGTACCTGAATAGAACGTCTTGGCGTGAGTTACGCCAGTGCCCATCATTACCAGTTGTCCGGTGTTGAACTGTGCGCCAACCGTGACTACATCACTTGCATAAGCGAGTTCACTTGCACCCCCCGTTACACCCGCAAGATTCGCCGCTGTGTCGGTGCGGAGGTTGACGTTGGCGGACAAATTACCCGAAGCGTCTTTACCGACAAATCCGTAAACAGCTTTGAGTATGACTGACAGATATGGTATATTCATTATTGTCGCACCCACTGCCCGACGGTGACGAGTGTTCCCACAGTCACTACGTTTTGCTCGTAAGTAGCGCCACTGTAGACAACAGTGCAAGTGGTTGTGCCTGCGACATGGGTGTCTACAGTCATTTGCAGATCATCCAGCGGAAGCAACACCCCGTCAGTAGCCGTGGTTGTAGTATTTGACATAGCCGTCTCCTGTTAAATTTATCCAAACGCACCCTAACACCCTGTTTCGTCAGTGTCAATCAGCGCATGTTATATGTATTGACCGCACGTGGCAATAGGGCGTTTGACTGCGCCCGGCGCGATGCCTTGGCGTGGCCGCCTTGGAAAAACTGTGAAATGTACGTCAGCGCGTCACCAGGATGCGACGAATCATTCTTCTCTGGCGTCTCTTTCTCGCTGCCGCCCTTCGTCTTTTCGTAGCGCCATCCTGATGCCAGAGCCTTGATGATATGCCGGCAGCGTGGGTCGATCTGCAACGCCGCGCCCTTCTCTGTCAACCGGGTGGTGAAGTGTTCGATAGCGGCCAGGCGTGGTGCGATGAAGTTCGTCGGCCCGACTTTCACCGACCAGTATTTCTTGAACTTCTGCTGGCGCAGGATATCCAGCACCGACGTTTCATTTGTTTGCGCGCGACTCTGGCACGCCGGGTCCGGGGCGATAATCACCTCGTAGCCCCGGTACTTCTGGTTCAGCAGTGGAATGAGCTTGTCGTTGCACATGCGCTCGGTGCCATACCCGGACAAGATGATCTCGTCCAGTATCAGCAGTCTGCCGAAGCTATCGCTCTGTCCAAAGAGCAGCGCGGTGCCGGTAAGCCCAGGATCGTAGCCGATCACCAGCGGTGTATATGGGTTGGGAATCAATGCAGTTTTGGATACGTGCAGGTCTCGGTTGAATGTCGGGACCACCGGCTTGCCGGCGATTGAATAACCCCACTCAGCCTCAATGAACTGCTTTTTCCACGCGTCTGATTTGCCTTGCGCCAGATTTTCATAGTAGCCGGACGGCAAGTTCTCCAAGTTTTCGGCGTCGGGTGATAGCCCACTTGGCTGATGGAAGTATGTCACGTTATCAGGCTTGTTCTCGATCAGGAAGTTGTACCAGTCGGTCTCGGTCTCGCCAGGGTTCGATGCGCCCCACATTCCAAAATTGGTCGCGCCACCTTCGATCTTTGGCGGGTAGCGTCCGCAACGTCCGGACAGACCTTCGCGGATAGCTGTGGCTATTTGGACGAACTCATCCAAAACTACGAAGGTAACTTCGAGCGAGAGCACTTTGCTCACGTCCTCCACTGTGTCCAGCGCGCGGAACAATACTTCACACTCCACGTCGCCGAAGCGCAGCATAAACGTTCGCTGTGTAGCCTTCCACTCACCTGCCACACCGTCCTTGAACCAGATGTTCCACGACTTCAACGTAGTGTCTGAAAGTTGAGGTGCGGTATTACGCACCACTACACACCGTGAACGGCGAACTCCATCTATCAGACTGGGTGCCTGCAGCGATGCCATGTATGGAATCTTCATAAGACCGCCAGTCGTTTTCGCCGAGCCAAACGGACCCACAATGAACGAATAGAAAAGCTGTCCTGGTATGAAGTCTTGTATGAACTGCCCGACAATCGGAGCCGGCGTGTAATCAATGCCGGCCATTTGCAAAGTCCACTGCGCATTCCACAGATAACATCAACGCTTTTTGATCGGAGTAGTCTGCCATGAATGACACCGCGTATGTACGGGTGTGGATTCCATCTTTCACAAACTCCAATGCTTCAAGTTCGGAGTTGCTTACACACCAAGGCGTATCTACACCCCTGTCTGCTATCCACACTGTTTTCAGATATGATTTATTGGCCATCACATCTCTTTCAACAGGTCGAACTTCGCCTGCTCCAGCGCATACACCGCGTCGGATACCTTTATCTTGCTATCCATGGCTACCTGCCTGAACCCCTCGCTATCGGCGTATATCACGATCACATCGACTATATTTTCGGGGCGCAGCGCAGCATATTGCGCCAACTCTGCCAGCTTCTCCGCCGGTGTTGAGTTCATTCGCCACAGTGGGAACATCGCTACGTCAGACATCTCTGACCAATCTCGGCTCAGGCTTCGCACCGTTGAAGTTGATCGATATGCTGAACCCACTTCCCGGCAGCGCAGCATCTGCGCTCTGCTTCGGCTCGTATCCAGCCCACTTGACCGTGTGCTTAATCAGGTCGGATTTGACCGCTGGCGGGGTTAAAACATCGTGAATCAGCTTCCAGCTGGTCTGCAGCAGCGCTTCAGCCTGCAGTTTGGCCTTCGTTTTGAACCCAGCACCATCTTCCTTGAGCTGGTCGACCACCCTGGCCAAGTCCTGCACGAACGCCGGGTCGTTGCGGATCACTTCCCACTCTTCTTCGCCGATGTTGTATGAGTCGAGGATTTCGTTCAGCGGGTTCGAGCGCAGTGCCAGCTCCACCAGCAGCGTCGGCGGGTAGCCAAGTAGCGAAGGGTCGGTAGGGTTGACCGGGGTGATCACGCGCACAGGCTCGCGGCTGGATGCGATATCCGGCAAGTTCGGCGGATAGTCGTCCTCGGTGAAGTCCAGTTCTGAGAGATCAGAGATCATTCAGTTCCTTCTCCAGTTTGCGCCGCTGCAGCATGCGGTACTTGCGCTTGTCTTCCCTAACTTGTTCCGGATGCTGGTGTTTCCAACGACGTTGGCGTGAGGCGTTGCACTTGCGGCAATACGGGCACAGCTTGTCAGAACGCTTCTTGTCCTCGCCAAATTCCGAGCGCCCGGCGATATGCGGGGGTTGTGTGTCCCCGTCTCCACCACAGCGTTTGACAAGCGTGACCATTATTTCCCAAGCACCGTTATCGCTGGGGACTCTTCGAGTATGGCTACGAGCGTCAGCTCCACGTCTCCGCGAATCCACTCGATCGCCTCCCACACTTCCTCGATATGCCCCGCCGCGTACCTGATCACCATGCGCTGTATCTCGGTAGACCTCTTACCTGGTTCGGCGACTGTCTCACCATCGCGCTCGTACACTACCTGATACACCTTCATCTCAAGCTCCTTTGAGATAGTCCACCACGATACCAGCCTGAGCACGCAGGGCTTTGTTTTCGGGTGTCGATGGTTGGGTTATCAGCCATGCCAGGATGGACTCGGCTTCGGCGAGGG